GGAGAAAGGTGTATAAAATGATTAAGCGAAGATTGCCTGGAAATAGTAGTGCATTCTCACAAGCAAATAACCAAGCATTAGGTAGTCGTTCAAAAGGTAAAATAAACGTCCATGAAGGACAAGATGGTCGTATGGTTGAAACTGCAAACTTCGGTGGGCAGGGACTTCAGAATACTTCAATGTCAAATAATGTTATCTCACTGGACTTGTTTCCACTTCTCAAGGGTGTAATTCCAGACGGGTATGAAAACTTCCCACTTTTGAATAATCTGTATCGAGATATTTACTATCACGATTCTGTCTGCGGCTCTGCCGTTGACCTCATGAGTTTTATGCCATTCTCTGATATGACTTTGGGTGGTGTAGAAACTGCGGATAAAGATAAGCTAAAGAAATTCTATGAAAGCTTAGACAGAATAAATGTAAGACGACTATTACCTGAACTATCTGTTGACTACCTAACTCTAGGTACCTTCATCGGTAGTTTAGTTTTCAATAAACAACGAGGGGTTTTTACAGATGTTATCCCTCACGACATAGACCATTGCTCGATTTCACCACTGCCTTTTTATTCACAAGATCCGATTATCAATGTATCTATAGCTAAAGAAACAATTGCTGCATTAGGTGGAAACTCTAAACGCATCCAGAGAATAAAGAAGAAAATGGGTGACGATGTAATTTCTAAACTTATGTCTGGTAAGTTTGAACTAGATAATTTGACCACTCTGTATGTTCCACGCAGAACACTCAGTGCACGAGAAGGTATATCTTGGTTCAAACGGGTATTGCCCATCTACTTGTTAGAAAAGAACTTGTTTAAAGGTACAATCATAGAATCAGCTAAGCGTCAGAGAAGTATCATGCACATTACAGCAGGCTGTTTAACAGGTGATACTTTACTTTCAGTAAACAAGGAATTAGTAAGATTCGATAAGATTTGTTCCCATAAGGGAATGAAACCAGGTACCTACCAAGACGTTAATTTCCAAACTAAAGGAATTGACGGTAAGCAAGTAAAAGCCACTAAGTGGTGGTATCAAGGTAAGAAACCGGTCAAGCATATCGAAACTAAATCTGGGTATTTTATTCAACCTACTGATAATCATGAAGTTCTTGTCTTATCTGAAGGACTGAATTTGATTTGGCGTGCCACCGAGGATTTAAAACTGGGCGATTACCTTTGCTTAGATCCTAATGTTACTCCTAACAAAAATACTCCTTTGGATCTAGGAATTAAACCTGTGCAGTGGAAGAAAACACCTTTTATTTACAATACACCAAAGGTGATGACTCCTGAACTTGCGTACATAATTGGACTAACCCTGAGTGACGGTACAATCACTGATAGCGTAGTTCGTATCGGAAGTACGGAAATGGAACTTCTGCTTAAAGCTCAGGAATGCTTTAATAAAGTTTTCGGAGTAGGTGGAAACATAAACCAAACCCGTATTGCAGGTACTGGACTTGTTAAAGGGAAAAAATGCAAGGTTAAGGAAGCACATGTACTTCAAGTAAGCAGCAAATTTATCGTGGATATCTTTAAGCAAATAGGCGTCAAAACAAACTCACAGCTTAATCCACACAACTTGCCTAAGAAGATTTCCAGCAAGAAGTCTATTCCTTGGTCAATTTTGAGGGCGGACATAGAAAGTAAATATTCCTTTATTGCAGGTTATATTGATGGAGACGGGCACGTTATTCCTTCACAAAAAGATACTTCCGTACAGCTGGGGATAACCTCTTATAGTCCCAAGATGTTAAAACAGTTTCAGATACTTCTTATAGACCTTGGTATTACGTCTTTTAGAAAAAGGAATAACTTGAGGATTTCTGGAACAGATGGGTCTAACCATTATGATAACCTTAAGAAGTATTTGAGCAATCCTGTAAAAATATTTGAGGTGTCTAAAGAAGATATCTACTATAACAAATATAGAGGTATACCTGTTTCTATTGTTTCAGCTCTGGTTGAATCCAGATTACTTCATCAAAAAGGAGAAAGACGCCAATATACTTTCTTGAATGACCTCGATGAGGAAGTAAGATTAGATAATTGGGGTAAACATAAAGACCGTGGATTACGAGGAAAAAGCAAGAATAAAAAGATGGTATACGAGAATTTTGGACTTGAGAAATACTCAAATATATTTGAAAGCTTAAAGCTAATAAGTCCTGAACTGGTTAGTAAGGTAGAACAGCTGACCAAAATCGGATATGTTTTTGAGCCTATAGTTGAAATAAAACATCTTAAAAAAGAAAGACATGTTTACGATTTAACTATTGAAGATGGAAAAGAACCCGCCTTCATTGCTAACGGAATAGTGGTGCATAATTCGTCTGATTGGGAACCTACCATAAATGACCTTCAGTTTCTAACTGAGTTGTTTATGAATGCTGATGCGGATCCAATAGGCGCAATGGTTGCCACTCGTTCAGATGTAAACGTATCTGATATCCGTCAAGGCGGTGATTTCTGGAACGTAACACAAGTATGGGCAGATACAGTTCCTGCTAAGCTACGTGCACTAGGTATCTCTGAAGGATTCCTGTCTAGTGAGTCAAACTATAGTGAAGCACAGAATAGTATGACTGTCTTCATTGAATGGTTAGCCGCATACAGATATATGATTGAACGTAAAGTATTTTACGATAAGATATTCCCACTGATTAGTGTAGTAAACGGTTATTATAACAACGAGAAAGATCTAAAGAAATTCAAGAATAGTGAAATGGATCCAGAAGATATTCTGTATGAACTACAGGATAACTCAAGTCTAATTATTCCAAAGATTCATTGGCACAAACAGTTAAAACCAGAAGGTGATTCCGATTACTTAGGTATGTTGAATACTTTAGCTGAAGCCGGTGTACCTGTAACGTTGCGTTCTATGGCTGCAGCAGGTAATCTATCTCTAGATCAGTTAATGTCTGAGATGGAAGAAGATATTAAGATCAGAAAAGCTGTTGCAGATTTGAAAGCTAAGTTAGAAGGTGGCGCAGAAGGATCCGGTGGTGAAGAGAACTACGATGAAGCATCCGATTGGGGAGATAGAATAACAACGCTGGCTTCTGTAAGTAAAGAAAATCCATATCTGTCTGCTACATTGTCTAAGTTAAAAGTTACCAAGGGACAAGGACTTAGGAAGCTTACCAGCCGTAGTTATGGTTCTGATAGTGAAATAAAAGGTGAGTCCAAAACAGGCAAACCGAAGTATGTACCTAAAGCAGCTTCTGAGAAACATGGTGTACCTAAGAAAAGAAAATCATTCTTCCCAACAATAAAACTGAGGTAATAAAATGAGAAAAGTAGTTATTGCAACTGTGACGGAGCTTTTAAGAAAGAAAGCCTTTCCTATGTCTGTATTTAAATGGGATAAAGATGTTTCTAATTCTTGGGATTCTTTTCAATCCTATTGTGATGTAACTGGGTGTGAACCTATCAGTAATTGCAGTAATGTTAAAGGCCTGTCTAGTGAAGGACGTTATGAAGTACACTATGATTTTACTATTCTTAAAACAACTAAAGGTAAGTTTATTCCTTGTCACGGTTCAATAAAAATGCCAGAGGTAGACTCAGAAATAAAAGCTAGATCTGTATTAGCAATGTGGATGCAGAAAGAGCAAGATCACCAATATACTCTTTATCTTAAGAGTGCTAAATAATTTTATTATACGGTTGGAGTATTTAGATGAAGATCTCACAACTCACCAAAAAGTTGAAAGCAGATGGGCATTCCAAAGAAGCCGCACTTACCAAAATAAGAATGGCTGTTAAAGCAGCTAAGGCTTCTTGGTCTGCCCGTAAAATAAGAATCTTCAATAATGCATGGGAAGGTAAAGTCGAAACAGTTGTTGCTCCAACTAAAGTAGAACATCCAGTCCATACTCCAGAACCCGTACTACCTCACTCCTTGGACGTTTTGTCCAAGGAGTTTTCTCACTTAAATACCAGTACTAATTTACATACTGCACAAGTATTTTATAATAAACTTTGGATATACTATAATCATCTTCATTTCTCAAATAAACTTCCCAAACCCGTTTTTAGATACTTGAAAGACACAGCAGCTTTTAGAGGTCGTGCTCATTATCGTGGTGGGGATTTTAACCAGTTTAGTTTCAGCAAGCGTTTGTTCAATGCAGACTTTCCCACGTTCTGTGAAACCTTTGTCCATGAAATGTGTCATCAAGCACAAAGAAAAATTGATGAAGATTATACTCGTACTAAAGGTGGTAAAAGAATCATCCATGGAACTACTTGGAAGAAATGGATGAGACATTGTGGATTAGACCCAGAACGTTGGGATAAAACGGATGCAATAGAATACTTAGATCCAGAACAAAAACAAGAAGCTTTGAAGTTACGTGAAATACGTAAGACCGAAGAACAACACAAACAGTTACTAGTCAATCCAAAAGGTGATACCCCAGCACAGTATTTTTCAGACAAAGATAAAACATGGGTAAAAGGTGTTGTTTGTTGTCCTGAAAATGATAAAAAGAGACGCTATGTATTTATACATAATCTTAGCGGGCAGGATTATAGATTAGTACCCGCAACATTCTTACACGCAATAACAGATCCCGATGAATTAAAGCTTTATAGTAGTTTTGACTGGAAAGATCAATCTTCTGATTTAAGAAACCGTTATCTGGGTAAAAAGAAACAAGATACCCATGTACGATTGGCAAAGAAGTTAGCAAGAGGAAAAGTAGGAATGCCTAGTTTTGAGGTTTCTATCATACCGCATAACAGACGTACTGACTATATAATCGTCAGTTATGTCTTGACTAAAACACGAGCTAAAGATGGGCACGGTACATATAATATTCAGGAAATGAATAAACTATATAGGCAATCCGATTTAATAAATGCTTTGTATTGGATGCAAGAAGTAGACGGTAAAGAAAATGTTTACTTCTCTGAGAAACTTGGATCCTTGAGTTTATCAATACCAACTAATCCATGGAATGCGGGTCGTTATAGTTTATATGACTTCCAAGAGAGTTTGGAAACTTTTTATAAGGATAGGTGATACCGATGAAGATAAACCGAGTATCCATTTCAATACATGAAGTTGTCTTAGCTTCTATTGCTACTGATAAAAAGAAATCAGATTTCTCTGCCCTTACGGTTGAACAACAACTGTCTGAGGTACAAAAGTCTGGACCTAGAAAAATATCTACTTTATTTAAGAGCCTTAAATCTACAAATCCCGTAATATTAAAAGCAATGCTTAAGAAACATCCAAAGTTAATTGAACAGATTAAAAAGCCTTCTGTAGATCACGTTTTACAAGTATTAGATACTCATCCACATGCTTTGAATAAGCTACCGGCTAATAAGCGTACAGAAGAAATGGTTATTAAAGCAATAAGACCTGAACGTAAAATCCTAAATGGTCCTAGAGATATACGTGCAGGATATACCGTAAAGAACGTATCGGCACTGCATCCAAATACTGTCTTTACACCACGGGTATACCATGAAATAGTAAAGTTAATGCATGGAGCACATGTAAAAACTATTAAAAAATTGGTTGCTACCTTAGATAAGCAAAGAAAGGCCCTGCCAAAAGAATTAGAAAAAATGTTGGGACGTATTCAGGGCAAGAAAACATTAGCGAGTGATGAACTCAATGTTTTGCTTAAACATAAAGCTAGAAAAGATGGACCTTGTGATCTAGATGACTACGATGAGGAATTTTCTAGCGGGGCTAAACCACCTTCAATAGTACGAGCGACATATAAACCATATACTATTACTGTTGCATACCCAGATAGTCCGGGTTTTAGATATGAGTACTATATAGGTAATGAATCAGAGTATTTTGCTATGTTGAAACTTCAATACAATGCAGGACTGTTTGCTAAACGTGCAAAAGAAAAGAAATATGACGTAAAGAAAGTAAAGGTCGAGCTATGAAACTTAGTCAAGCAATCACCTTGTTTAAAACTAAAGGAATGACTAAACCCAATGCAGAATTAAGGGTGAAGCAAATACTTAACAGTCGAGATATCCTGTACAGTATCAAACATAAGAAGTTATTTGAAGCTGTTTGGAAAGCAACTATAGCACCTGCGAAGAACGAACTATCTGGTAAACGACACTGGGTAATTACGGATATCCATGGCTGTTATAAAACCTTTTTGTCACTCTTAAAGAAGATTGACTTCGGACCTGACTGTATTCTATATCTGCTCGGTGACTACATAGATCACGGCCCTGATAGTAAACCCCTTATTGACTGGATGATGGCACATAAATCTAATGTTTTGCCCTTGTTGGGTAACCATGAGCAGATGTTTATAAGCACCGTAACAGATAAAGAACTTGAAAAGTTTTGGGTAAAGAATAACGGTGGAGCTACTACGTTAAAGAGTTTCGGAATTAAACATTCTTCTCAGTTAGATCCAAAGTATGTAAAGTTCCTTAAAGGGATGAAAACCTATCTACGACTGGATAACCACATACTTGTTCATGGTGGTATCGACTTTAGGCAAGCTAAACCATTTAGAAATACTCCTACAGCAGTTGATAAGATGTTGTATGATCGGGATGCTCAAGGTCCTTCAGATATGAAAATGTTGATCGGTCATTCACCTAGAGAAATTAAACAAATTATCCAATCTTTGAATACCTCAAAAGTATACTTGGATGGTGGATGTTCCAAAGGACAGTTCCTAGTAGCTTATGACATAGATGACAATAAAATTGAATATGTAAAAGCAATTGGTTAACTGAGTAACTACAGAGTGTTTTAAAGTGAAAGGAAGCATCATTATGAGGATCACTAAGATAACCAGTAAACGCAGAGTAATAACTGTAATCACAGCTTTAGCTTCTACAGAACATACAGAAGATGGTTGTCCTTACTGTGGGTCAACGGAGTACTTAAGTAGAGCTCGTTGTCGTACAGTTCCTACTACATGTACCTGCGGGAAACATTATTACTCTTGTCCAGTTCACCAGACCTACGTAAAAGGTTTACTTCCTCATGTACTTATAGGAACCAGAGAGACCTGTATTTGTGATCTTACTAAGTTTGATATACCTGCAATGGAACGCGAACAAGCTTTGTGGTTAAAACAATTACAAGAAAAATAATATTCAGTTTGACCCTACGCACATACCTACGCATACACAAACGAACTAACAGACAAAGGGAGACACACAATGATTTTGAAAATCCGCACAGGTTGGGAACAATGGAAGTATCTGGATGATATTAAGGATCCAGAAGTTGAAGTAACAGATGACCTCACACTGGCTTTCAGATTAGGTTACACATTAGATCGTTTGAAAGAACTTGATATTCATCTTGCACCAGGTGAACTGCATATGTCCTTGCTAGATAAGATTCAACCTATTGACTGCATGGGTATGTATTCAGGTCAAGTATCTTGTGCACTGTACTCTTTAGTTGCGGTTAATCCGAATACTGTTGAGATTAAGGCTGGAGAGATCTTGGATCCAAAGGCCTCAGTTAAAGGTAAATCTTTGTTGGCAATAACTTGTTCACGGTCAGGAGTTAAGCATCATATTTTTACTGACTGTGAAACCTACTTGCTTAACGATCAAGGTAAAAATATAAATCGTTTACTTTAATATCAATTGCCTTATGTGCGTAGGGTCAATTATCTTAGGAGAACTAGATGAAACTTTCAACTTACATACAGAAACAAAAAGATAAAGATGTTCCTAAAGACTGGGCATTAGGCAATGCAAAAGGTGTGGTTAAGAAGGCGGGTGACCGTTGGACAAAAGCTAAACAAAGAATCTTTGATACCATCTGGTCTACCTCCATAGGAGTAAAACTAGATATAAACAACCCTAAACACAAAGGTGTACTTTCCTGGGTTAAAGATTATATAACTGCACGTAAAGCAAATCCGAAGTTGGCTAAACAACTAAAAGTAAATATAGATAAAGCAATTATCAAAGAGAAGTTAAATTCTGAAGAGGTATACTCTTACTATGGTGATCCAGATAAACCTACAAAATTAGTAAAAGCTCAACCTAAAGAAAAACTTGATGAGCAAGGACAAGGTGGAACTGGGGAACAACGCCTACAGTTCTTTATCAAATTGTTAAAACCTTGTAACTTCACTAAAGAAGATTGGTCAAACTATGGTCTTCACGTTATGAAGGAAGGTTCTGATAAACGTCCGACTAATATCAAACTTGCATTAGACTTACTGCAGAAACATGGATTTGCTCAACAACATAGAATTCCAAGTTCTTCAGAGTTTGCTGACCGTAATAGTTCTAGGGCAGTAACATTCTATTCTGATAAGTACGGTAATGCAGCTAATACAATATCTCAGAAATCAGATAATGGTAAAAACGATTTCTATGTATTGAATGTTACTCACAAGCTTACACAAAATGATAAGAATAAATTAGATTCAATAACTAAAAAATTGGATGATAAATATAAATCTGCAATTGATAATGCAAATAAAGGTCTGTTGAAGAAAAAGAAAGATAAACTACCATATCAAATGAGTTTAAAAGAATTCACTAAGAACGTCAAAGGTAATGCCTCAGTTAGAACCTCTTTAAAAGATAGTCCTGAGGAGATTAAAGATCAGTGGATACAAACTATTGAACTGGCAATAAAGACCGGAAAGAAAATTGATCCTGAGATTCAAGCAGAATATACTTCGCACGTAAAATCTGTAGGTGCATTATATAAACTTCCTACAAGTAAATCGAAATATGAACCAATTACGTTGGACGAAGCTAAACTGAAAAGGCTTAAACGTAAACTAAAGTCCGGTGACGTTACAGTAAAATCTGATTCTGGGAAGGTATTTACTTTGACCAAATCAGCAATGGGTTTTCCTTGTGGATCCAGTTTAAAAACTGCAATGAATGTTTACCCACTATTCTGCGTACTGGGTAAATTAAAGTAAGATTCAGATTATGATTATTCGTAATTTAGATTAACCTAGAAGAATAAAGGAGTTCCAAATGGAATTATACTATAGAGGAAGAAAATGTGTGTATAGCTCTGCTACCAGAGCTTTAATGCCTATAGATGCACACAAAGAAAAACTAAGTGCCAATACAGCACTAGCTAGTGCCGTAACTGGAGGAGAGAACGGTCACCGCCTCGATGCAGAGGCATGGTTGGGCGCAGCTGCTCCACACTATCAATTGTCTGCCAATATCAAAGATTATGTTATTATTCCTGTACCTGCTATCATTAGTGACGTACCTAATACTAATGGTGTAGCAATGCCCAAGAAAGAACTACTTGCTTTTAGACCTGATAGTGGTCGTTCCAGTTATAAAACTTGGAAAGGTAAAGCAACATTTAGAGAGCATCAGAATCAGGATATAAGTAAAGCCAAGGGTGTAATACTCGATTGCTACGCTAGTCCTGTAAAGAATTATGGTAATGGCTTAATCAAAGTAATGATGCTTGCAGCGTACGACCGTACTAAAGATCCAGAATTGTGCAATAGCATACTGTCCGGTGAAGAAAATGCCTATTCCATGGGTGCTTACTTTGAAAATTGGAGTTGTTCTATTTGCGGGTCTGATAAAGGAAAATGTAAACACACTGATGCTAGGTCACCATTGAAATTAGACCCAATGTCAAAAACTTTGGCTTATAGAAATATAGAAGGGATTGAGGGCTTCGAATTATCCTCGGTAAGTTCACCAGCATACTGTATTGCAATTTCAGATTTTTTATTAAGTGCGTAAACAATATAATTTAGTAATATATTATGACTACCATTTTAGTTTACACAGGACAGGGACGGCCATCCTTTTGAGTACCTCAGATACTCAATTACTGTGTAAACTAATAATACTTATTCTGAGGATACTGAAATGAACAACTTAAGGTTGCAGGAGAAAGAGCACAAGTATTTACTTAAAAAGAAGTTTAGTAATAAAATTAAGTTGCTAGAATCTCGTATTAATAAACTGGGTAATAGATATAAGTGTTCTATACATGGTGAATTTACTAAACCTGGATACCGGGTATTAAATCAACATTCTCATGGTTGTCCTAGATGTGGTGACCTTGCCTCCGCTAAAGCTAAAGAAGCAAAGGGAAAGAATAGAAGGGATGCTAACTTACTAGAAAAATTTCCTCATATCCATTTTGCCGAGAGCTATAAAGGCTCTAGCGAGTTTACTAAATTTGTCTGTGACTATCATGGTAAATTTAGTATGAAACCTGGGTATCTCCGTACTAATATTTTTGGTTGTCCAGAGTGTGTTAAAGAAGAAAAAACTAAAACAACAACTGAGTATACAATAAAAGAAATAAAATGTGCCTTAAAATCTTTAGCTATTTCAAAGTATAAGATTATAGGTTTTACACAATCGCAGATTAGGCATAAAAATACAACAATGGTAGAATGCATCTGTCCAGATCATGGAAAGAAACTTGTACGTCCATATAGAGCACTGCAAGGTAAAATTTGTAGCCAATGTAGTTTGATATCTAGTGCGACCAAACGTACTAGAACTCCAGAGAGTTATAAACAACGAGTAAAAGAACTTCATGGTACTAAAATACAAGTATTAGAAGATTACAAAGGTGCAAGAACTCCTAGTCTTCATGGTTGTGACCGTGGACATACCTGGATGGTTGTACCTACAACAGTTTTAAAGGGAACTATTGGTTGTCCACATTGTCATAAAACCGGAATAGTAAAACAAAGAGTGTATAAACTGGGTAAACGTTCTGTGCAAGTTCAAGGTTATGAATACCTAGCCTTAGATATCTTAACTAAAGAACAGAAGAAAAATCCAAAATCAATATTGGTTGGCTTAGATGGAAAAGTACCAGTTATTGACTACTATTTTAGTGGAATTAAAAGAAAACATTATCCAGATATCTTTATTCCGAGTGAGAATAGACTTATTGAGGTAAAAGGTATTTGGACTTTTGGTATGTGCAGTGCAAGAGGTCAAACAGAAGAACAGATAAAACATACTTTTTATAAAAATCAAGCAAAGATAAAGGCTGCTAAGGCACAAGGATTCGACTATGAGATGTGGGTATTCGGAAAAGATAAAACGTTACTTAAATTACCAAAATATTGGTATAATCAGGACTTTGAAAAAGTACGAACTTTATTTAACTAAGGTTTTATCTGCTTAACTAATAACTGTAAATATAATCATACTACGGGAGAACAGTTTTATGCGTAGAATACTACTGTCTACAAAAGACATAGACCAACATGCCGCAGATGCAGCACATAGGATTGCCACAGCGTTGGATATTTCAGTTAGTCCTGATATTAAAGCAGTAGCATTATCCTCAGTAGGGGAACTCAGAATTCAAATACGGGATTTACAACGCCAAAACCTTGAACTTCAGTTTCTAGTAGACGTACCTGGGTTTGACGTACAAACACAATTAAGCGTGGAAGCTCGGTATATTCGGAAGTGTCTTGAAGATAGACTCCCCGTTAGTGCATTACCAAACAGGTATTGCTATGATTACTTTGTGGAAAACTATCATCCTGAATATGTCTTGCAGTTGTGCAAACTCCTTTGTGCTTCTTGTTCTGATAGTAAAATACCGAGCAGTGACTTGTGGGAGATGTTAATCCGAACATCTGGTTTTATCTCAACAGACATAGCAAAGAACTTTAGTCCTCTAGAAACAGATAACGGTATATTATAACATATAGTAAATTGAACAATAAGTGAATAAGGGGAGTATAATGGATAAGCAGAATAAGCATATCATTCCTACTAGCTTAGTTCCTAAAGCTTTAGGTAATAACAAAGAAGAATCTGCGAGACGTCCTCGCGGAGAAGGAAAAATCTTTGAAGATAACAGAGATAAGCAATTACCTATTCCTATGCGTACTGGTGAAGTAGGCGATAAAGAATTTAGGGACGTTCTCTATCGTTGTTTTGTTCCCGAAGAAAATCAAGGTGTAACAGAAAAGAAAGCATCTGAAGATCCAACGCTTAGAGTAAATGTATCCAAAGACGTAGGTTGGGATGCCTTGTTTTACTCAATGTTTAAACTGCAATCTTCACTGGAATGTATAAAGATTCGCCATTTGATTCTCTTGTCTTTGTTGAAGCAACTGACCAGTTCTGGGTTTAGTATGCCTTATGCACTGACGGATGAGCGTGCAGCATTTAGAGCAGGAACAATAACACCTGCACAGATGTTGTTAATTATCAATGAAAGCCTCCGCAGTAGATTTAACGGTTATAGTGTAATTAATGATGCTGGTAAGTATGAAGCAATGATTAATGATAACACCGGGTTTGTAGAATATCGTGATGCAATGAGAGCCTTCATGGCATCTGATTCTACATTCATTCTTAAACGTCTTGGTACCGATGTTCAGATACTTTGGACAGGTGATGGTAACATTGACCAACCACCTCAATTATCTTTGCCTAAGCCACCGTCTTATGAGTTTATCTCTAAAGAATCATACAAAGAACTATTAGAAAGTGCTGGATTGGCAAACAACACCAAGTCAATTCTAGAATCTTTCTACATGGAAGTATACGATTCCTTGTTTGATTACTTATCTGCTATTGTTCCAGGACTAGATAGCAACCTTCATAGTAAGGTCCGTGCAATTGCACCGTTCAATACTATCTTCAGACCTAAGGTATCAAAGACATTCTTGTCTTATCTGGTACGCGAATTTGATACCCTGTCTTTACCTGAAAACTTTATGGCAACTCGAGGCAAGTATACTCAGTTGTTAATTCATCGCGGATTTAACAAAGAGTATATAGCACTCGCACGTAGTAAAAATACACAGAAAACTTGCTTTGAAGATAAAGATAGAGTTATGTGTACTGTTACTTTGGAAGATGGTGAGAAACGAGAAGTAATAGCAAACATGCGTCCTTGGTCAAGAAACAAGAAGAAACTCTCTGTTGATTATCAAGGTAAAGAATATCGTCAGAATGAAGTTGTGGATCTTCGTCTTTATGTGAATAAAGAACTTGCAAGGTTGGACGTACCTGATCGTATGTTGCATACGGCTTTGACTTCCAATATCTATTTCTCACTTGCACAGACAATGCCTGAACATTTTACTAGAGGCATTACACAAACACCTACAGGTACCGTTGGCTTCTCCGCAATACGTACTTGGTTGATCATCTGGCAGAAACTGAAGTTTGCAAAAGCCAGAGAATTTAAAACTGTTCCTAAATACATTCTTCCTTATAGTCAGCTTGCTAAGTCAACACAGTTTCAAGTTGACCCAGATATGGCAGATTCAACAAGGACCGATGAACACGGACTCACCGTAGATAACCGTGGTCACATGTTGTATATTCCAAAGATCAGTGAAGATCTCCCAGCTCGCTATGAAGCAATATTAGATGAGTTGTTGGAACAAGCATATGCTTCAGAGGAACCATTCAACCTCATTCGTCCTACATCTGATGCTATCTATAGGTTGGAACGTACTACTGAAGATCAAGATGCACGTAATGAAAAACGTAACTTGCTCAAACGTTTTAAACTTTTACCTTTAGCAGCTAACTGGAATACAAACGTTGTCTTGTACCCATCAAAGGCAAATCTAAACGTAATTCATGCAGTAAACCTTGACGGCGCAATGGTTCCAGATCCTAGAACTATGGCTGACTGGATGGGAATGTCTACTGCAGCAAACGGTAAATACCCTAACGGTAAACCGGCTATCAAAGCATATGCAGAAATGATTGGTCGTCCAAACTTTGATAACGGCATGGAAGACCTTTTACCAGAACTTTTTGCTGTAGATGCATTTTACTACTGGTTGATGGTAAACAACAAAGTTCCACACTATAGTACATTGCTTAAAAATGCAAAAGCACATCTAGCTACCTTAGATCGTTCTGAACTTGTAAGAGCTTTAGACGATGAAGATGCTTATGCGTATATCTTTAAAGGTGATGCCTTTAACTGGGACAACTTGGGTGGAGCCTCTTCACCTCGAGCAATTGGTGGGTCAATGCTCAAGAAGGTATTTGATCTTTGCGACCCACATTCAGCTAAACTTAATTCAATCAGTATATCTAACGGTATACCTAGTGTAGATCATCCTTGTTATTTGAATACTACATCGGCTACGTTTGAGCGTGTACAGCAAGTTGTTGGCTCCATGTTGGGTGGTGTATTCTGGATTGAACTTTGTAAAGAACTTATTGGTTTCTGTAATGACCAAAAAGCAGTTGAAGATTTAATGCTTGAAGGTCTAGAAATCGAACCTGAAGAGTTTATGGAATTTATTTGCTTTGAAGATTTCTCTGCACGTATTATGCCTCAAGCAAAAATGTGGGGTGTCTATTTACCTATGGTAGATGATATCTTGTTAAATGCCCATGCATATAAGAAATCACTTTTACGTCAAGAAGGATTTACCGCACCTGCAGTTCCAGGTATTAAAGAGATTGATCCTAATGATCCTGATGCAGGCGGATTCGCCCTTCAGCCACATCAGGTAGATTCAATGTCTTATTCTGCAAGTCATCCAAAGTATATGATTCTGGATATTGCACCTGGTGGTGGTAAAACAATATTAGGACTAGCTGAGATATTAATTTATCTTGGTGAAGGTTGTATCAAGAAACCTCTAGTTGTTATGCCGATAAACCTTATTGTTAACTGGATAAATGATTGTGTTCATCGTTTACAGGCAGACGTGAACTTTATCGTAATCACAAGTGAAACAGTAAAAGAATGGGGTCTGGAAGCATTAGGTGAAAAGATAAAAAATGCTCCACCAAATACTATCGTCTGCACAAGTTATAACTGGCTGTATAATGATATTACTATTGCAATGTATGGTATTAGACCTGTCCGAGTATTTGCAAACGTAGACTTCTTAATGCGTTTCAACTTTGACTACATTGCTGCTGATGAAGCACATAGATTGAAGGGTGCAGGTATTCGTGCCCGTGGTAATGCACCTAAGAAACCAACATCAACCCATTTGTCATTCTTGAGACTTGTATCCAATAAGCATGTTAAGTTTGTACGACTGCTTACTGGTACACTGATTAAGAATACTTTGTTAGACCTTGTAGGTCAAGTCAGGTTGTTGAATCCTGCAATTTTCCGAACCGTACAAGATTTCAAGAATGAGTATGGTGATCCTAACGAGGCACTATGTTCTGATACTGGTCGTAGAGTACAGCAAGAGATTCGTAAATACCTGCAAGAGTTTGTTACTATTGTTTCTAAGCGTAAGAAACATTGGGCATTTGTTATGCCTGAGTTTGAAGATAAATTTGACTTCGTTGACCCATCAGATGCAGCTATTGGTTACTACGAGTGGATTTTGAAAAAGACTCTTGAACAGATCAAAGCAGAAATGAAGAAAGAACAATGGGAGCTTCTTACCACAGGCGTTAAGAAGAAAAAGAAGAAGGGCAAACGTGGTAAGAATAATGAACCAGAAGAAGTTGAAGAAGACGATGTAGATACAGATGCCAACGGTAATGATGATTCGGATAATGATGACTCAGCAGACGGACCAGATAGCTCAGGTGATGGTGAATCTGATCTTGATGCAGACATTGGAGAAACACAGAATGATGCTGCTATTATGGCATTGTTAAAACCGTACTTGCAACGCTTAGAACAAGCATTGACAGATCCAGAAGGCGACCCAGAGTTTGAACGTTTTGCTGAACACATGGCAAAAGAAGGTCACCAGATTGTTCTTAGTCCAACCAACAAATTGCTCAAGATTTATGAACTTCTTGAAGAACATTTTACTGGAATAACTTATCAGAAAGATCCTGATACCGGTGAGAAGGTAGCTGTTCAAGGTGAGTCAATGGGAGCCTTAGAAGATGGGGCAAACAAAGATAAAGTTCTTATCTTCTGTAAGTATCATCGTTCTGTAGATGCAATTTTTGAACACATGCCCGAGAAGTATAAAAAGTATGCACGTAAGTACAGTGCATCTAATAAATCTACTCTGCAAGATTTTCAGAAGAAAGCAGAAGTAAAAATCTTGGTAGCACTAGAAGATTCACTACAAGAAGGTCACAACCTTCAGGTAGCTTCTAGACTTATTCGTTCTGAGCAAGTTTGGACTCCAGGCGAATTTGACCAAGGTATCTCCCGTGTACACCGTCCTGATATTGGTAACAAGTTTGGACGTAAAAAGATTATATCTAACTGGATCATTGTAAACCGTACTTTGGAAGTAGCAAAACTTGGTCGTTTAATTTCCAAGTTCGTATCTTCTGCAAAATTCTATGAAGATGATATTCGCTATCAGAGTATTGACCCAGATAATACAGAGTTGTTGCCAATCAAGATGAGTTTGGAAGTAATCACGGGTATTAAACGTGATGGTACACCTTCTGACTTAGGTAAAAAGAACTGGACAGATATTGAAGCCTACCTGGAAGCTTATGGTATGGACCCTAACGGTAAGGGTAACATTCAAGGTCTTGCACAGTTCCAACAAGACGACTTTGAGAACGAACGTATTGCAGCAGCCGCAGAAGGTCGTGATAAAATGGTTCCGGTTAAACGGTTACCAATGCCTGATGGTTCGGCATTTATTAAACACCTTCCTTACGTTGTTGGTCAAGCAGCATATGACCCAGATGACCTAGGACTTGTTCCATTAAAGGATTACATTGAGGCTAATCCAGAACTGAAACTAGATTTACCTAGATCACTTGGTGGATTGCCTGTACACACTGCATTTGGTGAAGGCGTTATCCAAGCACCTAAAGAAAGAAAGGTCAGAAAGAAGCGTGGTGCGACCGTAGAAGAAGTTGACGATACTTCGGTAAACCTTCCTTCAGATGAAGATGATTCCGATTCTGAAGATAATGGTAAAACAGGCAGAGAGCCTAAGTTAGCAATTCGTCTTGGTGATGGAACAGGCGTAAAGAAAGGTTTTGTGATGGACGTAGTTTTCGTCATTACCAAGCTTTCTACTTCAATGAAGAAACTCATGAAGAAGATGCAAGGTGAAGATGGTCCTGAAACTAAACCAGAAGTTACACCTAAGTCTAAAGCCAAATTAACTAAGTTGGAAGAATTCTTAGCTAAGAAACGCGAAGCTGAAGGTCTGGCACCGAAGAAGAAAATTATCGAAGCACCACCTATGAGGAAACCAAAGTTAGTTATTACTGATACTGGTGATAACGAAGGTGGACCCGGAAGAAAAGCAGACCCAGCTAAGGTAATGGAACGTTTGGAAAAACGTACTAAACAGTTGGAGAAAGCTCAACGTCTGTTGAATATTGCAACAAAAGAAAAGAATAAACCAGAGATTAAATTGCAGTTAGAGAAGATTGCAGAACTTGAAGAGCGTATCACTCATTACAATAAACTCTTAGGCAACACTGGTGGAGCTCCAAAGAAGAAAGTTGTTATTCCACCAACGTTAGTTAAAGCTCCGAAAGAGTTGAAGGTAAAGAACGATCTTACTCCGACTACCGACTTTGAGAAAAACTTGAAGTTGGAAGTGTTTGCAATGGACTGTAACGGTATGCCTACACTCATGTTGTCGCATGACGATCCAGACAGCAATAAAGTAGGCAAGCAATTAGGTTTCAACTTCTACGGTTCGTACCTATCTGTAGAAATTAAAACACAGAAGATTCTTACACAAGTAATAGACGGAATTTTAGCTGCAGGATTTATTCTCACACCGAATACTGAAAAGGTACTTGAAAAGATTGATGCTACATTCAAGGGTGTTAAGAACAAGGAAAAGGCATTCAACCTTATTTCAAAACTGGATAAGCGTGTGTTCTTTAATCCAGCAACGTTCAAGAGCAAGTTTAAAGACCCAACTAAACTGCGTATGTATCCAATTGTGGAAGACGGAGATAGACTGTGTCTGTATATAAACCTTGCAGTAGGTGACCCTGCAGCAATCAAGCTTAAACAGCTTAAGAAAGTTCCTGGTGCACCACAACTACGTTGGAACATGGCCTCAGGTACTTGGGTCTACATGGGCAATTCCAAAGGTGAACTGTTGAAGAAGCTTGCACAGTTTAAAGACGTAGGTATTAAGGTCTCAAACCTGTTGGACGTTAAAGAAAGTATCAACAATCTATTTTAACTAGAATAACTGAGAGGACTAACTTACCGGTCCTCTCAGTTACTAGTAACTTCATCACGAAAAGGGAGCAAGAACACATGAGTAAATTGATTAAAAGCCAGCAAGAAATTCTGAAAAATCTTGGTCTATATCAAGGTCCTGTAGACGGTAACTGGGGTATCAAATCTGAATCCGCTATGGCAGGTTTTCAGCATACACAAGGTTTTGCCGGTCTGAAACCCCGCACGGATAACGTATACTTCTCACCCTTTGAGGAACTGCCAAAAGGTTGGATGTGGTTAGCCGATGGATCAATAAGTGTAGACCCAGAGGCAGCTAAAGCACTTGCAGAAAAACTTGAAAAAGAAGCAACCGAAGCCGCTGAAGCAAAAGCTAAAGCCGATGCAGAAGCTGCTGAAGCCGCAGAGTTGAAAGCACTTGAAGATGAAGAAGCCGCGATTGCTGCAGAAGCTGAACTTAAAGCTAATGCTGACAACCTTGAAGCTGCTCCAGTAGTAGGT